TTTAGGAGTTTTCCTAGTTATAGTAAATACAGAAACAATTTATATAAAGATAATTTTATAAAATCATTATACCAAGTAGGTAGTGAATACATAGATGAATATGGAAATATACAAACAATAGATTTAAAAGACGTTATTTCAAAAATTCCAGCGGAAAAATTTATTGATTTTCTAAGAAATATTGGTGAAGATTTACACTTAATTTTAAACGAAAATTATACAGTTTTGCAACAACGTGAAAGACTAACTGAACTTGTAGAACTAGTCAAAGGATTTGGGGTTGATGTTGTTTAGTGCTGACTTTGAAACTATAACAGACGAAAATGATTGTAGAGTATGGGCATGGGGAATATGTGATATACCGTATACATTTGCAAATTTTGGTAATAGCATAGAGTCCTTTTTTGAACATTTAAAGACATTAAAAGAAAATTCAAAAATATATTTTCACAATCTCAAATTTGACGGTAGTTTTATTTTAAATTATCTGTTATCAAATGGTTACACATGGGTAAAAGGAAAACAAGATTTAAAAATGAATACGTTTACAACTATGATATCAGAGGATATAAAGTATTATAATATATCTTTTTATGTTAACAGTAAAGTAAAGGTTGATATATATGATAGTTTAAAAATAATTAATTTAACAGTTGAACAAATTGCAAAATCTTTTGGTATGCCATTTCAAAAAGAAGAAATTGATTATAACGAATATAGAAGCAAAGACCATATAATGACAGAACAAGAAAAAAGTTATTTATTAAACGATATAAAGATAGTTGCAACAGCTTTAGATTATTTCTTTGAACAAAATTTAAAGAAAATGACACAAGGTAGTAATGCTTTATATAACTACAAGCAGATTATAGGTGGTGAAAAACATTTCAGACAATTTTTTCCGCAATTAGATGTTAATATTGATTCAGATATAAGGAAAGCATATAGAGGTGGTTTTACGTATTTAAATCCAAAATTTGCAGGAAAATTAATAAAAGAAAATGGATTTGTTATAGACTATAATAGTCTTTATCCTAGTGTTATGTTAATGAAACCTTTGCCGTATTCACAACCAGTATTTTTTAAAGGAAAATATGAACATGATAAATATTATCCATTATATATTCAGCATTTAAGAGCACAGTTTAATGTGAAAAAGGGACATATTCCAACAATACAATTAAAAAACAATTTATCATTTATAGCGAACGAATACATAACAGACAGTGGATTTGAATATCCTGATTTATATTTGACAAATGTTGATTTATGTTTATTTTATGAACATTATGATGTTTATAATGTTGAATTTATAGACGGTTGGAAGTTCAGAGCACAAAAAGGTATGTTTGATAAATATATAAACAAATGGAGTAAGGTTAAGGTAGAAAGCAAATTGCAAGGAAATAAAGGTATGACACTTATAGCTAAATTATTATTAAATTCATTATACGGAAAGTTTGGAACATCACCAAAAGGAAGAAGTAAAAAACCAGTATTAGAAAACGGAATATTAAAATTTGAAAAGTTAGAGGAAGAAGAACGGAAACCTGTTTATATTCCATGTGCTGTATTTATCACAGCATGGGCAAGAAATGAAACCATACGAATGGCACAAAAAATACATGAAACAGGAAAATATATTTATAGTGATACAGATAGTATTCACGCAATAGGTGATATACCTGATTTTATACCATTAGATAATGCAAAATTAGGTTATTGGAAACATGAATTTAATATAAAATATTGTAAATATTTACGTCAAAAATGCTATGTTGATTATGGAACAGAGCCAAATAGAAATAAATTAGAACGTAATATAACTGTTGCAGGTTTACCAAAATCATCAAAAAAGACATTCACAATCAAAAAGTTTAATATAGGTAGCGTATATTCTGGAAAATTACAGCCGAAGCAAGTCAAGGGTGGTGTGATATTAAAAAGTACAGACTTTACCATTAAAGGAAAGTGAAATAAAATTCATGTTGACAAATGTAAACACAAGTAGTATAATGAAAGGAGAGAAAGGGAAAAAGTCATGATATATCAATGTTGGAAACCACGGTGAAGAACCGCCAACATGGATTGTCTAGGTGGTACTAGATATCATTGACTTTTCCCAATCTTGTAAAATGGAATATTTTAATATAAACGATGTTTTATCACACAACAAATTATTTAACTTTATTGTTGGTGAACGTGGAAACGGAAAAACTTATGGTGCATTAGAATACGTTGTAAAACGGTATTTGAAATATGGTGAGGAATTTATATATTTGAGAAGATTTAAAACGGAAATTAAAAAAGTAAATTCATTGTTTGAACCGTTGAAAATCAATAATCCAAAATGGAAAATAACAGAAAAGAATAAATGTTTCTATATGAACGGTAAATATATGGGATTCGCACATGCTTTAACGCAATCTGTTGTACAAGCTAGCGTGGCAACCCCAAAAGTAGGTACAATAATATTTGACGAGTTTACCATGAAAGAGGGAACATACCATTATTTAAATAACGAAGTTGAGGATTATTTTTTACATTTTTGGTGTACCGTTGACAGGTTTAGAGGTGTTAAAGTAATATTTATAAGTAATGCTTATTCTGTAATTAATCCATATTTCACTTATTTTGGCATAAATTTTGATGAGGGAAATATATGGAAAAATGAGGATATTATAGCGATGAAAACAAACAGCGTTAAATATCGGGAGCAGATAAAACAAACACGTTCGGGTCAACTATTATCTAAAACGAATTACGGAAACTTTGCTTTAAATAATCAGTTTAAATTAGATAGCTATGACTTTATTGCAGAAAAAACTTCAAACGCTAGATACAAGTTTGATATGATTCTTGATAGGTTACAAGTAGGTGTTTGGTTTGATAACGAAAGTGGTTATTATTTTATAACAAATAAATATAGTTGTAATGGAACAAATTCAATTAAATTCGCATTAAGTAATACAGATTTAAAAGGAGCAACAATATTCACTAAAAATGTAAGGGGAATATTCCAGCTTGAAAATTTAGGAAAAATGTATCGCTATGGTAGAGTTTACTTTGAAGATTTGCAAATTAAAAAAGTTTATGAAAGTGTGATATCAAAATGGTAATAAACAGAAGAATGTATAATTATTCTAATCATTATTATGAAATGGGATTCACAATAAAGGAAGTAGGAACTTTCATTCATAAAATATTTGAATTACCATTAACAACTAGTAGAAGAATCGCAGAATATTGTATTTATTGTAAACAAGCTAATAAAGGATTTTGTCCGATTGATGTACAGGAGTTGATAAGATGAAAGATATTTTTTGTTTTTGTTGTGCTTGTGTAAGCAGTGCAATTTTATATCTGGTAGGTGACATAACAATGCCTTTCATAATTCTATTAATATTTATGTGTACTGATTACATAACAGGATTAATATTATCAGGTGTATTTAAAAAATCAAAGAAAACAGAATCAGGTGGTTTATCATCTGAAATTGGATTCAAAGGTTTGATTAAAAAAATTTGTATTATAATTTGTGTGCTAGTCGCTAATATGTTAGACTATGTGTTAAAAACAAATTATATTAGAAATGTTGTTATAATTTCATTCATTACAAACGAAGTCATTAGCATTATTGAAAACTTAGGATTAATCGGTGTAAAAATTCCTAAAGTTATCACAAATGCTATTGATATATTAAAAGGAAAAGAGGAAGATGAAAATGCAAAGATTGGGGATTGATTTATCCGAACATAACGGAGATTTCAAGAGTAGTCGATTAGACGATTTTGAATTTGTTATGATTAGGACAGGTTATGGAAGCATTAACAAGGACAAGCAAGAAGACAAACAAGTTTATAACAATGCCAAAAAATGTATCAAGGCAAAAATACCGTTTGGATTTTATCATTATACATATGCTCTTGATACTAAAATGGCAGAAGCAGAAGCGGATTTTTGTTTATCAATTGTTGACAAAATATCAAATCAAGGGCATAGACCAATGTATCCTATTGCATTTGATATTGAGGATAAAAAACTTGACAAGCTAACGATTGCACAGCGCACAGATATTTGTATAGCATTTTGCGACAAAATCGAAAAAGCTGGATATTATGCTGTGATTTATGCGAGTACAAGTTATTTTAAATCAAAATTAGATTTGCAAAGATTAACAAGATTTGATAAATGGCTTGCTGATTGGACAAAGAAAAAAGACGAAGATTTGCAAAAAATAATTCCACATGGCATACGTCAGTTTAAGGTTGACAGAACTGAAAATTTGGATTATAATTATGCTTATAAAGATTATCCTGATATTATAGGAAAAATGTATGGAATAAAAAAAGAGTTAAAAGTTGGCAGTGTTGTAAAGGTTCTTAAACCTATTATATATGGAACTAACAAAAAATTCAAACAATATTATGAATACTACGAAGTATTAAGCATTGGGAAGATTAGAAAGAACCGTATTGTAATAGGTCGAGATGGAATTACAACAAGTGCAATTGATAAAAAATATTTAGAGGTGATTAAGTAATGACAATCGACGAATTATTCCAAACCATTGCAGAAAAGACTACAAACAACGAAAACATAAGTGTTGAACTAAATGATTTAATGACAAGTGTAAAATCGTTACAAGGAGTAAACACACAACAAGAGCAACAAATAAAGGATTTGCAAGACTATAATTCAAAATTAAAAGACGCTAATAGCAATTTGCTATTGTCAAAAGGGTTTGTTTCTAGATTTGAAAAAGAACCAGAACCAGAACCCGAAGAAGATAAACCTAGAAATATTAAAGATTTTATTAAATTTGATTAGGAGTGATTTTTATGGGAGTTAATTTAGAGAATGGTGCGGAAGTAGTAAATACAGTAGTTGAGAATATGTCACCAACGTTAAGAGCAAGTATTCCGCAAGCAACAGCAACAAATATTCAAGATGTAGGAAAACCGATTTTGCAGTGGAGTGAATTGGCTAATGCTTTTTACACTACTTTATTTAACCTAATTGGAATGACATATGTTGAATACAGAAGTTATAAAAACCCGCTTTCAATGTTCAAACGTGGTGATTCTATCCTAGGCAGTGATGTAAGAGAGATTGCGATTAATTTGCAGATGGAAAAAGATTACGATGTAAGCGGTAGTAGACTTTTGACAAATGAAGCACCAGATTTGAAAGTTGCTTATTATAGGGTAAATCGTCAAAAAGATTTTGAAGTTACAAATATTGAAAGTGAATTGCAAATGGCATTTTCTAGTTGGGATAACTTTGGTACGCTTGTTAGCAGAATTGTTGATAACCTTTATCGCTCTAATGAAGTTGCAGAGTACGAATGGACAAAGGGTACTATTTCAACTGCTATTAATGACGGACATTTAACTACAACAAATCTTGCAATGCCTACTGATTCCGCAACTGCAAATGCATTTGTTAAGGCTGTCAAAACATTATCAGATAAATTTACTTTTTTCTCTACTGAATATAATGCTTATAACAAAATGGCAACAAGCGATACTAAAAAATTCAAAACCTTTACACCTAAAGAGCAACAAGTTTTGATTGCAACCCCCGAAGTAATGGCAAGTATTGATGTAGATAGTTTGGCAACCGCTTTTAATCTGTCTAAAGTTGAATTTATGGGTAGAACAATTGTTGTCGATGATTTTGGTGGAACAGAAGAAAAACCAATAACTGCATATGCAATGTTGTGTGATTCAGCATTTATTAAAATTTGGGATAAAACAAAGTATTTCAATACATTCGTAAATCCTGCTAACATGAGTGCAAAACACTTCTTCCATGTATGGCAAACTTATGGATATAGTCCATTTGCAAACGCTGTTTTATTCAAACCTGCTGAATAGTTTATGAAAGGAGATACGGAACATGACTTTTACACCAGATTCAAAGGTGCGGTTATGTTCCGTTCCTTTTAGTGATTATACCAACGTGTTAAGTTTTAAAAATAATGATGAGGCTAGAGCAAATTACTTTATTAGTAAAACTGTTTACAACTTAACAGACGTTAACGGGTATAGTTACGTTAAGGGGAGCGGAGCAATTAGAGTTAATAAAAGCAAAGATTCACTATATAATGTTAATTATATGATGTATAGAAACGACCATTTTGGTAGTAAATGGTTCTATGCTTTTGTTGATTCACTAGAATATATAAACGCAAATGTAACTGAAATTAGATTCAGTACAGATGTATGGCAGACATGGGAAAGTGCTTTAAATTTTCATGAATCATTCATTGTGCGTCAGCATATTCCAAAAGGCGAAGATACTATCGGAGCAAATTTACAGCCAGAGGGTTTCACAAATTTACGTTATGTAGAAGAAAAATCTCAAAGATACGATTTGGGCGAAAAAGGTTTAATATTTATCGTTGCTTGTGTAACTTTTTGGAATGGTAGCGAATTTGTAAAACAATGTAAAACTAAATCAATAGACGGTGTATATTCTGGATTATATTATGTGCCATTCTATTCTTCTGATTCTCTCATATCATTTGTTAATAAATATTTAGTAGCAGAAGCTAACCACTCTAAGGAAATAATAATGATTTATGCAGTAGCTAAAGAATTTATTGGAGAAAATAATGTAAACTTTAGAGAGGGTGTTCCATTAGGATATAATCCGAATAGTGATTCCACAGATAGTTATACATGGACATCACTTTCATATCATGACGGAACAAACAAATTAACAAAAATTGATATACAACCAGACCCTGGTGCTTCGCCACATTATGTTACACCGAATAATATGAAACTTTTAACATTTCCATTTACTAAAATAGTTGTGACTAACAATAACGGAAGTTCGGTAACATATAGACAAGAATTTTTTGATAATATAGACGAATATACAACAGGTGATTTAATGACATTTGTTATTAGTGCAACACCATTAGCACCGTCATGCGCTATATGCTATCCATACAATTATAGATTAGGCGATGAAACAGAGGGATTAATTTTAAATGGATATCCGCAATGTTCATGGGTAAGTGACACATATCAGCAATGGCTAGCATTTAATCAGAACACATTAAAATATCAGCAATTAACACCTATAATTAATGCAGGGGTTAACAGTTTTAATAACATGGTTTCATCATTAACAGGTGGAGCAGGAAATTATGCAGGAGCAGGTGCGCAAATGGATAGTGCTAGAACGACACAAGGACAATTTAATGCCATTGGTGGGGCTATTGGAAATAGAATTGCTTCACTAGGAACGCAAATTAATAACACTGTAAATAACCTTGTATCAACAGGAGAACAAATATGGAATTTCTATGCTAAAAAAGCTGATATGGCATTACAACCTAATCAAGCAAATGGGACATACAACAGTGCAAACATAATGCTATCATTAGAAAAACTTTGCTTTACTGTATGTTATTATCGTTTATCATACGAACAGTTTAAACAAATAGATAACTATTTCGATAAATTTGGTTATGCTATAAACGATTTTAAATCTGTTAACTATAATAACCGTCCAAATTTTGACTATATAGAAACATCACAAGTTGTCATTGAGGGTGATGTTCCAGAAGATGACATGAACGTAATAAAAAATATGTTTAACAGTGGTGTAAGAATATGGCATAACACAACAAACTTCTTAAACTTTAATGTTGATAATTATTAAGGTGGTGATAATATGGCAAAACGTAAACCATGGGATACCAATTTATGTGGTTACAAAAATAATACGGCTTTTATGATGTATTATACTTATCTTGCAAATTTGCTATTGTCTAGGTATGAATGGAAAAATTTACCTGAATCAATGAACGAACGTTTCATAGAATTGTGTTTGTTCGAAGATGGAAAAGCAGTATTTGTAAATGATGATTTGTATGGAATGCTGAATTTAAGATATTCCGAATCGAATACATTAAATATCTATCAAGAGCCAGAAGAAATAAACGCATATTCTCTTGAGTATCACAAAACATATAAACTACAAGATGTTGCACTGATTTACAACAATTATACCAAAATGCCAGACTTAGGGATTGTCTGTGAGTATGCTCTTAGGTTATATGATATCAGAAGAACGATAGATGTAAATACTAGAGTACAGAAAACACCATTGCTAATGTTGTGTCCTGATAATAAAAAGTTGACATTAAAAAATATTTATATGCAATATGACGGTAACGAGCCAGCTATATACGGATATAAAGACACGTTCAATGACACCGAATTTAAAGTATTGAAAACAGACGCACCGTTTATCGGTAATGACATGACATTACTGTTTAACAAAGTTCTAGATGAATTTTTGACAAGGTATGGTATCAACAATGCTAATACAGACAAACGGGAAAGACTAATTACAGACGAAGTAAATGCAAACAATCAGTTGGTACAATTATGCGGTGATACAGGTTTGTTGTGCCGTAAACAGGCTTGCGTAAAATTCAACAAACTATATGGAACAAACATAGATGTTGAACTAAGACAAAAGCCAGTTGAATATAATACAGAGGTGATTCAAAATGAGCAGATATACGATTGAACTTAGGTATTTAATTGAAGGTAATTATGACTTAGGTTTAAAAGATTATCCGATATTTGATGAATCATATCGCGAACAATTAAATAATAAAATCATTCAACATTATTATTTTCGTGAAATAGGGTTTGAAACAGAAGCATTATTTAAGAACAGATTAAACCAAAAAATGAATGAAATAATGCCATATTACAATCAAATGTATGAATCTTCTAAACTAAAAATAGACCCATTATCAACTATTGATTTGGAAGAAGTGTTTAGTAGAAAATCAAAAACTACTGGTGAGGGAACTTCTAGCACGTCTGGAACAGGTAATAATACAAATAATTTCAATAGTACAGATACAACAGATTATGGAAAAATAAGTAAGTTCTCCGATATTGCACAAGCACAAACTACACCTAATGAAATATTAAACGATAAATATTTAACTAGTGCGACAGTAGATGATGGTCAAGATAAAAATACAAATACAGGAACAAATACATCGCAAACAGAATCTACAACAAGCGGAACAAGTACAGACAAAAGGAATTTAGATGAGGACACTACATTAACAAGAAAAGGAAACAATGGAACAGCAAGCGAAAGCGAATTATTAAATATGTATCGTGAAACATTTTTAAATATTGACATGATGATTATTGACGATTTAGACGAACTATTTTTAGGAATTTGGTAAGGAGTGTATTAAAATGATTGATTTTACAAAAGTACCTAATATTCACTATTGGACACAAAGGGTTTTACCTTGTGTGTTTGATGAGAGTTTATCTTATGTAGAAAAGATTAATAAACTTGAAGAAGAAATAAACAAATTAATTGAAGATTACAACACATTTGGTCAAGCTGTCACAAATGAAATTAACACATTTGAGGGAGAAACAACAAATCAAATCAAGGCTTTTGTTACACAAGTTACTGATGATATTAATTCATTTAAAGAAAATGTAACTAATAACATTAACTCTTTTGAAACTGATATACGCAATATTGTTGAAGAGTTTGAAACAGCTATTAATAATGATATTGCCTCATTCAAACAAACAATAACAACACAACAAGAACAATTTGAAACCAGAGTAAACAACGATATTAATACTATGCAGGAAGTTGTAAACGAAATTCCTAATACTGTGACAACACAAGTTAATGCAATAACCCAACCATGGCTTGTGGCAAATGTTCCTGCAATGGTTGAATCCAGTGTTGCTAACAATGTAAACAAAGTTTTTGATGTAGACCAATTATATAATAGCGGAACAAGTGAAACAATTGGTGATATAAATAACTGGACAGATACAGGAATTTATTTTGGAACTACAAATAGTGAATTTCTTAATTTTCCAGAAAGTGTTGGTGCAGGTTATAATTTTTGGTGTATTGTTGGTCATTCAGCAGACACAAGTGTATATAACCCATTGCAACAGAATCTATATATTTCTAATGGAAATATATATTACAGGTCACAATCAGATATTCAAGCGTGGGATAATTGGTATAAATCAAATATTTCAGTAACCAATATTCCATACAATACTACAATTGATTTCAACACTTATTTTTACACAAGTACAGAAGTTGCAAATGGTGATATGTGGATTGGCACATTTCAAAGTTATGATAAATGGCTAAATGCGCCTAGCGGATTTAAAGTTGGTGATATTGCATTAATTACAAATGATATAATGTACGCTGGTGGTACAATTATAAATGTTGAAAGGGTAACAAAAATTGGTAATACTGATCCAAACGCTCAATATATCGGCAAAACATGGAGTAGATGTAAAGTTGGGACAACATGGTTATCATGGAATCCAACAACTCTTGATTACCAATACAAAGAAATACTCACGAATACACAATTAAACGATTTAACGGAAACAGGAATATATACTATTAGTAGTGAAAGTGGTGTTACAATCGGTGGATTACCATCAACGGCTTTACAATACGGTTCGTTTTATATCAGAGTAACAGCAAATAACATTGGTACAAATAGCGATGAAATAATTCAAGAAATTATAAATGCTGGTACTGGTGCTTCTAGTTATACAAGAGAAAAGCAAGGCGCTCAATGGAGTAATTGGAAAAAGATAGGTGCAGAATTGGTATATTCTACAAATAAAACTTTTACGATTGGTAATGGTACACCTTATTGGTGGGATAATATTGTTACAACACTAAATTATAATTTCAACGATATGCCAAATTACGAATGTCAAATTGATGTGTGGAATAGTATGCTAACGGGATATCTACAAATACCGTTAGTTGTCGGTTGTACAATGACAAATTATGCAGGTACTAATGCTGTAAATCTAACACCAACAGTGTATTGCCCACTTGCTGATGAAATTGTATCAGACCAGACATTTACTATGAATATAAAAGTGTTTAAAAGGTATTAAAAATTATTCAATAGACGGTACATTAAAATTTACACGCTAGAAAATACAAA